GGTGCTTCATCGGCAACAGGCTACAAAGGAGCTTCATCGGCAACAGGCGACTACGGTGCTTCATCGGCAACAGGCAACTGCGGTGCTTCATCGGCAACAGGCTACAAAGGCGCTTCATCCGCAGAAGATAAAGACAGCGTGGCAGTGGCATGGGGATATCACGGAAAAGCAAAAGGCGTTATCGGTTCTTTTCTTGTATTAGCTGACTGGGAGGGTGATGAAGATAATTACTGGACTCAAGATCTTTGGACATTAAAAGGTGCGAAAATGGTTCAAGTTGACGGGAAAATCATAAAAGAAAATACATGGTACACCATGGTTAATGGAGAAATTAAGGAAGTAGAAAGTGAGGAATAATTATGGCAGATACAAAGCAGGCATTAGCAGAGAAAAAAGAATTTACAACATCATTAAGCCAGTGGTCGAATGAAATCACAGGACTTATTGCAAGAGATTATGAATCATGCGGGGTAAAATTTGATGATTATGCAAAAAAATGCGCAATGGAAGCTATGACAAGCATTTATACACTTGTTAAGAATGATGATAAGGCAGACATGAGGAGCATTGATACAAGCAACCTTAGACAGATTGTAGAGCAGTGTGCAAGCCTTAAACTGAATGCGAGCGCATATCCGAGAGAGTGTTACTTCCAGTTACGAAGCGTTAAGCAGGGAAATGAGTGGGTAAAGGTCGTTGAAATGGGTATTGAGGGAACAGGCTATGACTCATTACTTTCCAACTATGGAAAAGACGTTGACAAGGTTTATCCGTTCTGGGTCATAAAAGAAGGAGACGAATATATACCACCCAAGCATAAAGGTCTGGAAGTTACGCCCCCGAAATGGGAAGAAAAAGGATTGTCAAGTAAGGCTGTAAGAGTTGTATATCCTGTAAAACTGACAGACGGAACAGTAACATACCTTATGGCAGACAGAGACAGTGTTAAGGTCAACCTTTTAGCACACGTCAAGCAAAACATGATTAATGCCACGTTTGGTATCTGTGAGGATAGATACAAGGCAACTCCGAAGCAGAAAGAGGAAATCAAGGCTAAGAAAAATGAAATCTTAGATGCTTTAAGAGCGTGTGCGACAGTGGATGATATGTTGCAGTGTGAAGTAGCCAGACCGTATATCAGCGGTGCATGGCTTGATACGCCAGAAAGCATGATTCAGAGGAAGATGTGTAACAATGCAACACGTAAATATCCTAAGAATTATGACCCTATGGCAAGACAGGCGCAGATTGAAATGGACAAAGTTTATCAGTTGGCACAGGAAGATATCGCAGAGAACGCCAACACAGTAGACTTCCAAGAAGAAACAGAAGCAATTGACACAGATTCAACAGAGGTGGAAGAAACACCTAGTTTTATGGGGGAATAGGATATGAGATTAATTTCACAGGACGGAACGATTGATATTCCTTATGAGAATGTTATGTTAGAAGAATCATATGTTGGAATATATGGAGATGGATTAGCCAGACGGGGTATCGAAGCATACTTTGCTTTACAGGAGAGACATAAATGTATAGCACTTTATAGTTCGGAGGAAAAAGCAAAGAAAGCTATGGAAATGCTTAGAGAGACATATATCGGTATGCCTATCGTAATGCAGAATGTTGATGTTTCAGAAAATGTGGCAAGGGAATTTGAAAGATTAAAGAAATGCGGTGTGGTGGTGCAAGCAGAAGATCAACCGTCAAAAGTAGAATACATTAACAATGCTGTTTTTCAGTTCCCACAGGATGATGAAATCGAGGTGTGATATGCAGGCAGAATGGAAAATAAAAGGAATTTACAAGGCTGACGCACAAAAGGTAGCTGATGAGATAGGTGAAAAAAGTATCACGCCACAGGAAGTACTTGAAAAGGCAAAAGATGAAAATTCAGAACTACATAAATGCTTTGAGTGGAATAATGATGTGGCAGCAGAGAAGTATAGATTGCAACAGGCAAGAGCAATAATAATAAATCTTGTATATACTCCTAAAGAAAAGGAAGAACAGACAGTAAGGTGTTTTCAGATAACAACGGAACGTTCTGTATATCAGCCTACAAAACAGTTTTTGGTACAGGAAAATGAGTATCAATCGTTACTTGCAAGAGCAAAAGCAGAATTGGAAAGTTTTAGGAAAAGATATTCGACACTTACTGAGTTAGAACAGGTATTTGAGCAAATAGACATTCTTACAGCATAAAACTAAATATTGAGCCTATTTCAAGTGCTTTATAGGTGGCATAGCCACAGGACAGCACAAAAAAACGAAAACACAGGACACGACATGAAAGCGCAGGACACGACAAAACAATATACAACATTTGTGATTATGTCACTTGTTAAGCACTTGAAAATAGGATAACCATATTTCATAGGTTGTGAAGCGGTGATAACCGCAGAAAATAAAAATACAAAACAGCACAACAAAAAACAAATCAGTACAATACAGCGTTTATCACTGTTTTACAGCCTATGAGGTATGAGAACCGACAGCATTTTATAGGCGGTATGATTACCGTTTATTACAGAAAAATATATGCAAAAACAAAACACAACAAAATATAACAGTACAAAACAACATAGCATATCATATCGCTTACAAAGTGCTATCGGAAAACAGTATAAAGGAGAACAAAATGGGAAAAACAAAAACAATAAATATTGAACCAATAAAAGAAAGTATTATGAATATCAGAATTATGGGAGATACAGACCTTATACTTAATTGCAGAGGAAGATATTATCTCCAGTCTGAAATATGGAGACAATCACACGATAAAGGAAGTGTGGTGCCAGAAATTTTTAAGCAGGGCAAGAACTTGTGGGAACCGAGAATCACTTCTATTCATTGGAAAAATCCAATTGAGTATCATGATGAAGATATTTCTCTTTATACCGAAGAAGAATGGAATAAGTATATGAGAGAAAATCAGCCTTGCATTTTGACAATGGCATTTGCAAAGAGTTTTAAAGAATCATTTATTACCTTTTTCAAAGACGCAACAGGCAAAAAAGGTACGGACTTTTCAAGAGCATTTAATGTTAATGGTCAGATAGCACCTATTTCATTTTCTTCTGTACGCATTGAAGATAACATTGTACCGACTACTGGAATTGGTTCAACATCAGTTATAGCTACTAACAATGTATTTAATGGTTGGCAATGTGAAATCGAAGTAAGTTGTGCTGATTGTGTTTTCCCACTAGAAACAGTCTTGTCAATTATTGATGCAGCAGGAAAGTACATAGGAATCGGAACGCAGAGGACAAATGGATTTGGAAGATATCATATAGTCAATGTGGAGATAAGATAAGCAAACACAGAAACACGAATATTAAGTACCGAGGAAGTGATTTTATGAAGTTAAAGTGTTTGGGTTCGTCATCACAAGGAAACTGCTACATTCTAACCGATTCCAAAGGTAAATCCTTAATCATTGATTGTGGCGTACCGATTATGGATATCAAGAAAGGACTGGACTGGAATATCAGAAATGTGGTCGGGTGTGTGGTTTCACACACTCATAAAGACCACAGCAAAAGCGCAGACGCAATAGAAAAAATAGGTATTCCAGTATGGAAACCATATGAAGAAGAAAATCCGAAGATGCAGAAATACGGTAGTTTCACAATCCAGTGTTTCCAGTTGCCACATAACGGAACTACCAATTACGGATTTTACATCAAGGCAGACGGACAGAAGCTATTATACATGACCGACATGGAGTATTGCCCTTACAATTTTAGGAAACAGGCGGTAGATCACATGTTGATTGAGTGCAACTACATAGCGGATATGGTGGACAGGGATATCCCAAATTACGAACATAAGATTCTGGGGCATTGCGAACTGGAAACTTGCAAAGGGATTGTAGAAACAAATAAGTCAGATGCATTGCAGAACGTCATATTATGCCACACAGCGAAAGAAACTTGCGATAAGGATAGAATTATTGAAGAGATTAAGAAAATCGTTCCTAGTGCAAATGTGAGCGTTGCACAGGGCGGTATGGAATGGGAACTTAGAAATGCGGATGAATGTCCGTTTTAGGAGAAAGTGAGGGATTAAATCAATGAAATTGTATTTTTATACACTGAAAGAACCATATAATGGTAAACTATTTATTCAGTTTGAAGAGTGTGAAGCTGACGAGAAGCCCAAGACTTATTTGCTGCATGTACGCCCTAGAGATTTTTATTGTAGAAAAATAAGTAAAGAATATATTGGTAAACGAATGGAGGACACTGTTATATTGCTTGAAAAAGATGATTTTCTTGCTAGAAGTATTTTCACTGAAACAATTAATAAAAAAATATCTGATGTAGAAAAAAAGGTGAAACAGTTAAGAGAACAGTTAGAAGCAGTAGAGAAAGGAGGAATACAGTGAACAGTGTAGATATATCAGGAAGAATGACAAGAGAGCCAGAAGTAAGATATGCGGCAGATAAGCCATTTGCAAAATTCTGCCTTGCAGTAAATCGCAGATTCAAACAGGACGGACAGGCAAATGCAGATTTTATCAACTGTACAGCATTTGGAAAAATGGCTGAATTTGTCGAGAAGTACGGAAGAAAAGGCGTAAAGTTTGAGGTTCATGGCAGATGGCAGACTGGAAGCTATAAAAACAAGGACGGTAACACCGTTTATACAAACGATTGTATGGTCGAGTCAATCGAGTTTGCAGAAAGCAAGAGCAGCAGCAGTGAACAGGAAAACGGCAGTGCAGTTCCAAGCGGAGACGGGTTTATGAATATACCAGACGGCATTGACGAAGAATTACCATTTAACTAAAAGGGAGCGTGATTTATCTTGCAGAATCCAAGACAGAGATATGCAATAGAATCAAAGAACCGTAAACGGTTACTGGAAGTAAACCCTAGCCTTACGGATGAAAGCGGTATCTATTTCTTGACAAGAACTGATGAAAACGGCTTTCGATACGCTTATATCGGACAGGCAGTACATATTTTGCAAAGACTTGCACAACATCTTGTAGGGTATCAGCATATAGATTTATCACTCAAAAAACATGGACTATATTCGATTGAAAATCCTTACGGTTGGAAGATAGGATTTATGCATTTTCCAGTTAACCAGTTGGACGAGAAAGAGCAGTATTACATCAAAATGTACGCTGACAATGGTTATCAGCTTAGAAACAAAACTTCTGGTAGCCAGGGAGAGGGAAAAGCGCAGATTGATGAGTACCGACCGCAAAAAGGCTATCGTGACGGAATCAAGCAGGGCAGAAAGAACCTTGCAAGGGAATTATCCAGTATTGCAGATAAGCACCTTACGATATCTGTCAGAGCTGATAAGCAGGGTAATAAGGTATCGGAAAAGCAGTTTGAGAAATTTAAGGAATTGTTGAAAGAGGGTGAAAGCGATGGAGATTGAAACTATTGATATTGAAGTTCAGGATTATGTCAAGAAGCTCGTGAACGTAGTTGCTAAGACAATGGTTGATTCATTTGAAAATCTGACTATTGAAGATGTAAATATGTTTAAGTTGGGCTATAACAAGGCTGTTGATGACACTATAAAAGCTATCAAGGAAGAATATGCTTTCACAATCTTAGAAGAAGAAAAGATTGACGAGATAGCAAAACGGTTAAAGGAGTGTTGACAAAAATGGACATTCTTAACGAAATTATTTCTCTTTTGAAGAGAAATTTTCCAGAACGTATACAGATGTTTAGCAATAGAGGCATTTCTCATGATGAAAAACTCACGATCTATCAAAAAGATGGAGTTATTGTAGATTGGTGTCCTTATTATGAATACGTAGAAATTTTAGGATTACCAAAAAGAGATTTTGAAATAATAGAAAGAGAATGTGGAGACAACGAATAGGAAAAGGAGCGTTGAAAATGTACAATAAATTTCAACAGGTTTACGACTACTACGGTAGAGTATTCAGAAAAATTCAATTAGACACAGGAACACCACCAAAAAAATACGGTCAGATGCTTTCTTACAAGAAAGGAAAAGGTAAAAAGCATGGAAGATAGATATCTGCATAAGGGGAAAAAATCCGAAGCGAGGTTAAGAGAATTGAGAGGTGGAGAAAATGGATAAATTTCTTAAAAGCGTAAGCGAACGTGACTTTGATAGAAGAATATCGGAAGTTGTTGAAATGCTTGAGGAAAAACAACTCTACGGAACTATCAGTTTGATAAAAGATTTGAAATATTACCTTGACTTAGCCACAAAGGAAAAGGCACACACTTGTAACTGCCAGCACAACAGCGATTTAAGAGATAATGAGCCTTGTCGCAGATGTGATAGCAAGCAGACAAATGCCGACAGGATAAGGAACATGTCGGATGAAGAGTTGCTTGATTTTATATGTTCAATAGAAACTTATGAAGAGGGTAGCGTTAAGACTATTAGGAACGGCATTGCAATGTGTTCGGTAACAGAAATAGAGAAATGGCTTCAATCAGAAGCAGAATAGGAGAGAATATGGAAGATAGATACTTATTCAAGGCAAAGAGGATTGATAACGGAGAATGGGTGCAAGGATATTATGTAAAAGGCTTAGATGTGTTTACGAATTGTGAAGAAATCCACATAATATTTGAACCTAACACAATGTTTTATTCTAGTGGAGAGACAGACGGATGGTACAAAGTAGACCCATCCACTATCTGCCAATGCGCAGGCTTAAAAGACATGAATGGTAAGCTGATTTGGGAGAATGACATTATTCACAAACAATTCTATATAGATTATGACGCTTATGCTAATTCAGAAGCATATACTGGGCGTATTCAGTATGAATATGGCGGTTGGTCTGTAGAAATTACAAAGTCTGATGGAAGTGTATGTGTATCACCTATTATTGAGATGATTGCTTATTCAAAAGATATAGAACATTTTGAAGTTATCGGCAACATATTTGAAAATCCCGAACTTTTGAAATAATTAAGACAAAGAACTTGAAGTAAGGAAGTGATTAGTACGGCAGAAAGACGAATGTTCGCAAAGAAGATAACAGAAAGTGATGCGTTTTTGGAAATGCCAAGTAGTACACAAATGTTATACTTTCACTTTTGCATGAATGCGGATGATGACGGATTTGTGAACAACCCGAAGAAGATTCAACGGATGTGCGGTGCTTCTGATGATGATTTTAGACTGTTGATTGCCAAGTCATTTGTGTTGGCATTCGACAGCGGAATAATCGTGATAAAGCACTGGAAGATGCATAACTACATACAATCTGACCGATACGTGCCGACTGATTACACGGATGAAAAATCCATGTTGGGCTTGAAAAAGAATAAGGCATACACGTTTGATGAATCTAAAATGGTTACAAGGTGCATACAGGATTCCAAGAAGAAAGAGAAAAAGACTGCTTATAACAGGAACAGCTTTAATTGTAAAGAGCAGAACAATTACGATTATGGCAAGATAGAGAAAGGCTTGGGAATAACATGAATGTGATAGATTTTACGGATGAAGAAGAAAAAAGATAAAGGGAGGTAGAAGTTAATGAGCAGAATTAAAGGCTATACAGCGGAAGAAATCGCACGAGATGCAAAGGAAAAACTTATTAGCGATTATGAATTTTGCAAGTGTAATTTAGATAAAATCAGAAAGCATGAAAAAGAAATTGCAGATATAAGACTTGATTACAATTCAAAGATAGTAAGGTATAGGATGGAAAGCGTAAACAGAGTTCTTGACTTCATAAGAAGTGAATATAGGGCAGGTAGAATTTGTGACCTTGAAACGCTATTGTGCCACTGTCAAAACAAGCTGAGTGGCAACCTTGACGGAACAGAATTAGACCTTGACGAGCATTTAAAAGGAGTTTCCTTTAAGAAAGCGGGTGAGAACAATGAAACTGATTGATGCAGATGCACTAAAGAAAGATTTAAAATCGGTTACTTTAAGCAATGGAACTTTAGTGAATACAAATGCAGTATTGTATTTACTAGAAGAATATCCGACGGCTTATGATGTGGACAAGGTTGTGGAACAGTTGGAGAAGAGGATACGGACGCATGAACATTGTATTGAATATGAAAAGAAAAACGGAACGATAACAGAAGAATTTCAGAAAAGAAAAGCTGTTGAAGTGCTGAAAGAAGCAATCGAGATTGTGAAAGGCGGTGGAATGAATGACGGAGAATGAAGCAATTGAAGCAATGCAGTTTGATTTCAAAATAGGCGGTGAAATACATTCTCAGGTATTGCGTGATGCTGCTGATGTTGCAATACAGGCACTTGAAACAGTACAGAAATACAAAGACCTTGAATCTGAACTATCCAAACGAAATCTGACAATCGACCATATCAGAGAATACATACAGTTTGAGGACGAATGTATTAAAAAGGGATTTACTTTCGATTCCCTATTATCGGCTAGAAGTAAAATGGAAGCAAGAAAACCAGTGGTAGAAGAAAATAAGTTATTTCATACTAGATACTATCATTGCCCTATTTGCAGTGGAAATTTAAAAATCGGTGATTTTCTGTTTAACTATTGTAGAATGTGCGGACAAAAAATTGACTGGGAGGTTGCGAAAAATGAATGATGCATGGAAAGCTGTACTGACTGTGATTGTTCTGCTTGTAGCAATGATGATTGATAGTCGGTGCGATAGTGAGTATTAGACAAAATATGGATTTGGCACAGAAAGGAACAATGAAATGGGAGTGTGTTTAACAAGTAAAAAATCTGATTATTCATTTGATATGGGATATATCGGTTTTAATAATTTAAGAGCCAATATCGCAAGTGCTTGGGATAAAGAATTAGGAGAAGTGTATGCCAATACGAGCATGGCTATATTAGATTCAAAAAAATACAACGATCAAATAAATAGTATTTTAGCAGATGATCGCTTTAAAAATGAGGATGAAGATATTGCTGACTTTCTATTTCAATCTGATTGTGAAGGAAAGTGCGGATATAAGACTTGTGAAAAGATATATAACCTTATCAAAGACATTGATTTTACTGGTAAAATATTTACGTATGCAGCATATTCAGATGGAAAAGATTATGAACATTTAAAACTTTTTCTTAAAGAATGTTATAAAAAACGAAGAATGATGATTTGGTATCAAACTGAAATTTAAGGAGTAACGCTTATGAAGAGTGACATAGTATCTTTTGAGTTTGTAAGAATCAATCGTGCCAGAGGTAAAATATGCAAATGCAATCCACCACATTATGAAGTAGATACCACCAACAGGATAGTTACTTGCAGCGATTGCGGAGCGGTTATTGATGCATTTGACGCACTTGTACATTTGGCAGAAATGCATGAGGATATTGAGGAAACGCAACAAAGAATGTTATCTAAGGCGCAGAGTTATGCTAAGCTGGCAGATGAGGAATTTCAAAGAATGAGAAGGAATAAAGTTTTTAGGGATATGGAAAGTAACTATCGTAATGGTTTGTTTCCAATGTGTCCCAAGTGCATGCAAGCGTTTGATCCTGTACATATACAGGGTTGGACAAGAGGTAATTAGTGGATTCGTCATAGAATAAGGATTTAGGCGGTAACTAAAGTAAATATGTCAGTAACTAAAATAGTAAAGGATAAATAAAAATATGAACAGAACAGAAGTTTTGGATTTATGTGAAGAGTATTTACATCAAGTATGGTGTATGGAAGACATGAAAGATGGTGGAATGCTTGCTTTATATGGTTTAGAACAGCATAGAATAAAATTACACGATACTTTGTGTGATTTGTTAGAAATAGACCATGTAAAGAGCAAGGATATATTATCATATCTTGACGAAAAAATAGATTTTGATTTTTCTAAAATGCCTAGTAAAAGTGAGTTAAGAAATTATGCAGAAAAGCTATTAAATCTGCTGTTGGAAGAAAAGGAAAAAGGTAACTTAAACTGAGATTTAAGAGATAATTTTATGGAATCAGAAAAACAGGATATTAATTGCAAGAAGTGTGGTAAATACATTCTGACAGAGCGTAGAGGTCAGGACGGGAAAATACGTTGCATTAAAGGCAGTTATCAAAATGGCGTTTATTATGGCAATGAGGATGCATTTTACTGTAATGAATGTGCAAAAAGTAAATAGAAAAGGAGTGAACTAATAAGTGCGTTTTTCAGAGCTTACAAGACCAGAACTTGAAAGCATCATTGAAAACGCAAATTTTACAGAAGAAGAGCTGTTAGTGTTTAAAATGCTGACAAAAGGAAAGACTATAACAGAAATAGCACAAAAGACAAATGCGTGTAATCGCACAGTTAGCCGAAGAATTGAAAAAATAAAATCAAAAATAAATAGAATCGGAGGTTTGTCTATATGACAGTTGTGCTTACACAGAATGGGAAAGAAATTAATCCAGAGGAAGTAGTTCTTCCACCAGAAGTACTAAAGCTGATTGCAGAATTGATTAATTGACGAAAAAAATATAATAGTGTAGAATGCGTCATGTGTAGTGAATATGGCGCATTCTTTTATATCTGATGGAGGAACGAGAATGGAATGTGTCGCATATATGCGTGTTTCCACGGAGAAACAGGCAGAAGAGGGAAACGGATTAGACAGCCAAAGGAGAGATATTGAAAACTATTGCAGAAAAAATGAGCTTGTAATTACAGATTGGTACATTGATGATGGGTACACAGGCGCAAATATGGACAGACCAGAATTGCAAAGGCTTGTATCAGACTGTGATCGTAAGCGTGTAAACTATGTTGTTGCGTTTAAGCTTGACAGAATATCACGTAGCATGGTAGACGGTATCTATCTGATTGAGCGTGTGTTTTTAAAGAACAACGTAGAGTTTAAATGTGTACATGATAGTATAAGCTATGATAATCCTATGGAGCAGGCTTATACACAAATGATGGCGGTATTTGCACAACTGGACAAGAATACAATGTTATTACGCATGCGTGGTGGAATGTTAGAACGTGTCAAACAAGGCTACTGGATGGGCGGTGGGAATCTTCCATACTGCTATACATACAGTAAAGATACAGGAACACTTATACCAATTCCAGAACGCAAGGAACAGGCAAACAAAGCAATGGATTTATTCTTGCAAGGATATTCAGACGTAAAAATCCGTGATATGTTAGGATTTAAAAGCGAATTTGTTGTGAAACAGGTACTTACAAGCCCTGTAAACATTGGAATGATACCGTATAAGGGGAATATCTATCAGGGATTGCATGAACCTATATTTAATAAGGAAGTGTTTGAAAAAGCCCAACAATTCAGAGCAATAAGGAAAAACAAAAGGGCAAGTTGTCATAACATTCAAACTAACTTATTGACAGGTTTATGCTATTGTGGAATCTGTGGATGCACTATGAGATATCAAAAGTGGACGCATGGAAAGCATAAGATTTACTGTTGTTCCAGGAATAAGGACTTGCATTATCTTCCTAACCACAATCCAAACTGTAATAACACCTTGGAATGGGCTTCGGACATTGAAAAAGCTGTAGAAGACGAAATACTTTTAATATCTGCTAATATATCAGACTATAAGCCAAGAGTGAAAGAGTCCAAGTTGGAAATATTGCAAGGGCAATTAGAAAAAGAGCAGACTAAGCGTAAAAGGTTATATAACCTGTATGCAGAGGGCAATGATGATGTTATCAGCATGATTAAAGAAATTGAGAAAGCAATAGAAGATATCCGTAAGCAGATTAGAGAAGAATCCGCAATAGAAACGAATAAAACTAAGCAAAATGTATTTAAGAACATAAAAAATCTTGCCGACATTTGGGAAGATATCGACAAGAAACAAAAAAATATGTTACTAAAAAGTATAATTGAAAAAATCGTAATTAGCAATGGAAATATTGAGATAAAATTGAAAGATTTTTAGCACTACAATAATGCTATTCTATGGTATATATTTACTGCTAATATAGGTATATTGATTTAGCAGTAAAATAGTACCATACCTACGGCATTGTGTTAGTGCTAATGCGCATATTTACTACACTTTTGAGTCATTATAGTGGCAATTATTAGTCGCTATTAATGGCTCTTTTTGTTTTATGATAATTACAAAGGGAGGAATAACCCATGAATATTGAAACGGACGAAATCATAGAAAAGTTATGTGCTAGGGAAGATGTGCAGGCGATACCGACAATCTATCAAGTAGCCATGACCCATGCGATACAGGAAGTATTAAAAGATGTTAATGAGAATATGCAATCAGCAGGAACAGATTACTAAATACTTATCTTATGATGATACGAACATATTATATGAGACTGAAAAGTTGAAAAAGGAGAACCAATATGCAACCGTATGTGAATCCATATTACCTACAGCAGAACCAGCAGAGCTATCCGCAGTATTATAACCCACTGGCACAAGTGCAAAACAGAGCAATAGATTATCAGCAGAATATGCCAAATACATACCAGCAGAATCAGATTGTACAGGGAATTAATGGGAAAATAATTGCGGAGATGAGTCAGATAACAGCAAATGATGTACCTATGGACGGTAGTGTTGCATTTTTCCCAAAGCAGGACTTGTCAGAGGTATACGCCAAGAGTTGGAATGCAGACGGTACAATCCGCACAGTTACTTATAAGCCTGTTTTGGATAATGAACCTAAGACAGCATCCGAACCAGAAAAATTGAAATGTGAGCTTTCTGACGAAGCTACAGAGGGTATTATGAGCAAGTTTGATGAAATATCTGACAGGCTGGGGCAGTTAGAAAAATCTTTGCAATCACAGAGAAAAACTTCACAATCGCAAAGAAAGGATGATTAAGTATGTTCAATCCAATGCAGTTAATGCAAATGATGCAAAGTGGCAACCCACAGCAGATGGTACAACAGCTTATGGGGAATAGTCAGATAATGCAGAATCCAATAGCCAAGAATGCCATACAGATGGCGCAGAACGGAGACTCCAAGGGCATTGAGCAGATGGCTAGGAATTTGTGCAAAGAAAAGGGATTGAATCCCGATGAAGCAATGAACCAAATTAAAAAACAGTTTCATTTATAAAAGCTAATTCTTGCAAGATTAGAAATAAATTTAATGGAGGTAAAAAGTATGTTTTCAAACAATTGTGCATCCGTTCCGCTTGTGGCGAACATTGACGGAAACGGAAATGGCAACGGTAACTGGGCTGACGGTGGATGGCTTTGGTTTATAGTTGTAATTTTTGCAATTTTCGGTGGCTGGGGCGGTGGCTTCGGTGGCTGGGGAAATGGCAATAATGGTGGAGCGACACCATACTCAACAAGTGCAGTTACACAGGCTGACTTACAGAGAGGATTTGATAATCAGGCGGTTGTGTCAAAACTTGATGGCATTACAAACGGACTTTGTGACGGATTCTATGCAGTACAAACCGGCATGAATGGCATCAACACAAACATTTTGCAGACCGGATTCGGCATTCAGCAGGCGATCAACGCTGATACGGTTGCTAATATGCAGAATACAAATGCTTTGCAGACACAGCTTGCTAACTGTTGCTGTGAAACCCGTGAAGCTATTCAGGGAATTAATTATAATTTAGCAACTAACACCTGTGCTTTGCAGAACACCATGAACAGTAATACAAGAGACATTATCGACAGCCAGCAGGCAGGAACAAGAGCAATTCTTGACTTCCTGACAAATGACAAGATCGCAACCTTACAGGCAGAGAATAACGATTTGAGAAGAGCTGCTTCACAGGATAGACAGAATGCACTTCTGACTTCAGCGATGAGCGCACAGACAAACCAGATTATTGACGCTGTAAGACCGACACCTGTACCAGCATTCCCTGCATCTAACCTCTACGGTTATGCATACAACGGATGTGGATGTAATACAGGCTGTGGATGCTAACAACAGAATATCGGTAACTTAATCAAAGATTATGTCTGCGCATAGCAGTGTTACAGGAAACTAAAGGGCAGGCAGTATAGTCTGCCCTTTTCAATTTTATGGAGGTAAATTTATGGAAATTACAGCAATTGCATTACAGACGGTAGAAGCTGGACAGGATGTAGCTTTCACAGAAACAGCGGTAAACGGTACAAATTGCATTGTCCATAGACAGGGCAGTGGAATCATTAAATTAAGGGGAATCACAAACCAGTGCAGGGCAAGATATCTTGTGGGATATTCGGGGAACATACAGATACCGACAGGCGGTACAGTGGATGCCATATCACTTGCTATTTCTGTAGACGGAGAACCATTGCAGTCAACAAAAATGATAGTTACCCCTGCGGCTGTCGAGAACCTTTTCAACGTAAGCGCACAGGCATACATTGATGTTCCAAAGGGATGCTGCAGCACAGTATCTGTTGAAAATACATCTGCACAGACAATACAGGTGCAGAACAGCAACTTAATTGCAACAAGGGAAGCATAAGGGGGCGTATATTATGGATATCAAGAGAATGCATGATATGATCGAAAAACTGTCTGAATGTGCAAAGTCCGAATTTGACAAAGGCATTGAGAACGTGAATACGGATGAGATGGGAAAAGTCACAGATATGCTTAAAGACCTTGCGGAAGCCATGTATTACCGTACATTGACAAACATCATGGAAGAATCTGACGTAGAAGATGTACAGGAAATGCTTGACCGCAGATTTTATGACGATTACCGTTATAAGACTACTGGCAGATATGCGCCTAAAGGCAAAGGTAGTTACGTTGGCAGACGTGGCTATGAAGAACCGCCATATATGCACATGATGAACAGGGAAGATTTGCAGGACTGGGATTCCATGTCTGAACGTGAGCGTATGCGTGACCTTGACAGGGCATCAAGAGGACGTATGTACTATACTGAGACGGAATCTATGCACAAAGACGGTAGCATGAGAGACAGCAGAGAGGGCAAAGCTGGCATGATGCGTAAAGGCTACATGGAGACAAAGGAAATGCACAAGGGAACTACACCACAGGACAAGGAAGCCAATTTGAACAGCTTGGAAAGCTATCTGAAAGAATTATCCGAGGATTTGACGGGGTTACTGGCAGATATGACACCAGAAGAGCGGCAAATGGCAAAGACAAAGATTACCACACTTGCGGCTAAGATGTAACGAAATAGGCTAGGGCGAATAACTCTAGCCTTTTTGATTAGAACCTTGAAAATAAAATAATGGCTAAAAAATTTTGAAATAGTACTTGACTTAGTGTGTACACTGTAATATACTAAATGTGTACACAGAAAGAGAGGTGAGAAAAATGTCACCAAGGACAGGCAGACCCAAAATAGAAAATCCCAAATCAGAGCAAATAAAAATTAGAGCAACAAAAGAAGATAAAGCGCTTCTTGAAAAATGTTGTGAAGAGTCAAACAAAACTCAATACGATATTGTGATGACTGGGATAAAAAAGGTTTATGCTGAAATAAAAAAATAGAACGTTGGCACGACTGGAAATCTGTACAACGTTCTATCCAAGTGAGATATCTCTCATGTGAAATATTCTATCACATAAGGGAATCTCACACAAGTATTATTTTGAAAGTGAGGTTTTAATAATGGACAAATTTTTAGAAATCGTTTATGAAGGACAGTTTGAAGAAAGAAAAATGACAGACAAGTATATGGAATTTTTTAAGCCTACTCTTGACAAACTAAAAGGAATTTTAAGCCCTGAACTTTATGAGACAATAGAGGAAGAGTTTATTGATAATGCTGTTGATTCTAACAGATTTTATGCGGTTGAAGGTATGAAACTGGCTATGGGCATAATGGACGGAACTTATATTCCATTTGTTTAATGGGGGCGCATTTATGAATAAAGAAATCAAGGTTAGCTCTAAAATTTTAAGGAAATTAGAGGGAAGAACAGGAAAATGGAAACACATTAAGGGATATATAGAAATTTTAGACGAGCACCAAATGGAGCCGGTTGAATTTTTCATTTGGTTTCATGGAGGAATGTTTGAATAGGGGGAACTAATATGGCAGAACTTGTAAAGATTGAAAATACAGAAATGGCAATCAAAGAATATAACGGTATGAGAGTTGTCACATTTGATGATATTTGCTCTGTACATAAATGTGAAAGAAAACGTTTATCAAGGCATTTTGAACGAAAGAGAAAACATTTTATAGAGAATGAAGATTATTATACAATTACAAGAAAAGAGTTGAACGACATGGTGTCGCCCAACTCAAAGATAACTGGAAATCCAAATATTAAAACGCACTTATTTACTGAAAGCGGTTATTTAATGGTTATAAAATGTCTTGATGATGATTTAGCATGGGAAGTACAGCGGCAACTGGTAAACTCTTACTTTGCGGTCAAGAATCAGATGGAAACAGCAGAACCAAAGATAGAGGATTGTAACTATCATGTCAGCATGACACCTGTGCCAAAGACACCTACATGGTATGCAAGGAATCAGCGCAGGATTGAAAGGATAGTCCAGGCAATACACGGTAAAAAATCACAGTTGTATCATAGAATCCTGTTGTTTGTTGGAGAAGAATACGACCTTGATGAAGCCGCCGCTATCTATGAACAGGAAAAGGGATATCCACCAAGATATTCCATGGACATGATTAGTTACTTCCCTGAATTATCAGAGTGCGCAGACAAATATTTGGAATGTGCCGAAAAATCCTTAAAGGAAAGTGGAAAATTATAATAGTGTAAAAGAAACCGCCAACCGTAAAAAGCTGGCGGTTTTTGGATAGGAGTTGATTTTATGTATTTTACGGTAAACGGTCAGACATGGCAATTAGCTTTTGTTCCTGCCAATAGCCAAGACTTACAGCGTAGTGACGGAGCGTACACATTTGGTGTTACAGACAACAACACTAAGACAGTATCAATCGCAAGTGGTATGTCTGCATACATGACAGAACGTGTAATCTGCCATGAACTAACTCATGTCATGTGCTTTTCGCATGATGTGTCTATACCTATAGATTTGGAAGAACGGTTGTGCAATTTCATGGCTGATTATGGAAAAGAGATAATATATCTGTTAGATGATTTGCTGGCAAAGTTGCGTACTAATGCAATTTGAGATTGATTTTTGCAAAGAAATTTCAAATTTCCACAGAAAAATGTTGAAAAAAGATGTGTACCTAAAAATCTCTGGGAGAAAAAAATATTCTGAAACAAATTTGACCGCCCCTATGGTGTTTTTCTGACTGGAAAAACCAGATCGGAAACGTGACCAGATTTATGTGCAATATTTGCAAGATTGCGACCAGAAAATGAATGCAAAACTTTACAATGCTAAAGTGCGTGTATCTGTTTGCTATAGATCATAGACACATAACGGATATAACAACAGAACGCACTGCAAGCCTCTGTAAGGCAATTTAAAGCTAACAGGGTACACTTATAGCACGGATATAGTTATAAACACTCTACGCCTGTTTTATGTTCTTGTCAAGGTACGGTTACTGCATACGGCTACATGAACGGATAACGCACACGTAGCCCTGTACGGTAACATGGTACTGGAAAAAGGATGGAAATTTCCCACCCTTTACCAAAACATTATATGACCATTTGAAACCCTGTAGTGAAACCAGTTCCCAGACTGGTATTTGATGCAAGTGTTGCCCCCTGCATCATCCCATACTTGCACGATATCCCCATAAATCCAGTTATCAAAAAGTGATTTATGGTACAAATAAAAGTCTTTTGCTGTCATTCGCCCACCTCCTTATATGGCAAAAGCCCCACTATTACATGGGGCTGTAGATTGACTTGTTACCGTATTTCTTACGTGATTCTATGCGATAGTTCAGGAAAGTATTACATTCTGCGAGCCACGCATACACGGCACTTTCTGTATAGCTTTTCCCAGGCTTATCCTCATTAATCCACCAGAGGAAATTATCTATTGATTTTTCAAAATTGTGCTTGTCTATATAGTTAATATCCAGACCAATATCAACTATATCTTCTCCCGCTTTTTCAATTCTGATAGCAGTATACACTGTATCATGGTTTTTCAACCATATGTTTTCATTTTCCACGCAATATACTGTCATGCCGTATGCGCTGTAAACTTCCTTTTCTTCATTTGCTAATAATACGCCCATTTTTTATCCTCCTTAAATATTCTTTTTCTTACCCCAGTAATTTATAAAATCGTTCTGAATGTCGTTATTTTTGACATACCTGTAATAATTTAGCAACATTACAAAGTCACCAGCACTTATTTTTTCTCCTGTGCTTACCTGTATGCTTCCATCATGTTTCTTTTGCTCTACGGATAAAATGCCACCGTTGTTTGTATCAAATGTCAATTTTCTCATGTGTATACCTCCTTAATTTTATTCCCTATCGGGTAAAAGCAAGTCGGGGAATCGAACCCCGGTAAACGCCGCCGCTTGCCTAACTTGCTAAAATCTGCCGTGCTGTATTAAATACATAGAGCCGGTTGTGGCTGTGGTGCTTAAAATCTCCATTTTCAGCAATCACGCGCCCGGTATTTGGGTATTTGAGACTTAAAACGGTCAAATACTTGTTTAGCAGTTCATCCGGGCATTTTAGGCATTCTATAGCGTTTTCTATAACACTTTTCTTGCTATTGTAATAAATTCCCTCAATGTGTACTCCTTTTTCCTTTTCCAATCTGTCAAATTCTTTCAACAATTCTGCTTTTGTCATAAAATCAACCATCCTTTCATTATGCGCCCTGTCTCATCAGTGCAGGTGGGGCAGTTCCTGCAGACCGCCTTTTGGCGGTTTCGACTATTCGCATTTAGTAAATAAATACAGCGGTGTAAAACCCACGGCACTCTGTGATGTGATTTTTACATAATTTTCTAATCTCATTTATTTTCGTGTGCGTCTCTTTAGTTGGGTACTGTCCTTCGTAGTCTGTATTTATACGCAATGCAGGAACATCTTCGCCGTTGCGGTTGTAAACAGTAATTAATTCTGCATCATATCCGCATCCAGATAACTTTTTCTGCAATCTCTTTAATTTTTCCATGTTCAAAACCTCTCTTTCGTTTTCTGGTCTGCCATCATCAGAGCCGGGAGACCATCCCACGGCTGACGCTCCAAAATCGGAGCGTTTCGGCTATTCGGAAATTCTGCGGAAAATTTCAATTGTGAGTTCTGCGGCAGCTCTTTTTCTTTCGGACGTGTAGCCGTGGCGTTTGCTCTTTAAGGCTTTTTCTGCTTGCTTGAGGTTTCCAACTCCCCAAGATGCCGCTTTGTTGAGTTTTTCCCATTCATCCGGTGCAACTTTTACGGCTTTAAGTGTTGCCGTGTTGATCTCGTAATTGTCTTTGTCTTCTGGGTGTAAATCTTCGCAAACTGGAATATATTCATGTGTTCCCATGTTTTCACCGATATTCCATACGAAAAAGCCGACAGGAATTTTTTCCACGTTTTCAAAAATATCAGTTTTTTCACAAAGTGTAGAAGTGCTATAAATTTTGTTGTTTTCAATTTTTACTATTCTCATGTTGTCGTCCTCTCTTTCTGCGTTTCATTTGATACTTGTATTATACATAAATTAAGCACTAATGTATATTGACAAAACACACAAAATTAAGCACTAATATTATATCAGAAATTGTGCATCATTATTAAGCACTAAAAAGTTATTGACTATTTAAGCACTAATATATATAATGTAGTTATAACAATGCAAAGGAGGTTTGAAGCATGTCAGTAACGGAAAATGAAAAAGCACTAAAAAACAGGCAAGCAGTAAAAAAATGTATGGAAAGCAGAGACAGAATAAACATAATATTACCGCAAGGCACAGTAGACAGAATAAATGCATATGGATTAAAAACAAGCGCATTTGCGAGACAGTTAATATTAGAAGAACTGGCAAGAATGGACAAAATGAAAAAATAATTTTAATTAAGCACTAATTAAGTGTTGACAATTAAGCACTAATATGCTATATTATAGTCAAGGAACAGGTAACAAGCAAAGAGAGGAAAATGGAACATGAGAAAAGAAGAACTTTTATATAAAAAGCAGAGAGCTATAAATAATATGGAATGGTACATCAGAGAACAATTCTCTGATGAGATATTAAAAACATTTTCATTGAAACAGCTTGAAATATTAGTAAATATCTCAAGCAAAGCAAATGAATACAGGGAAAAGAGAGAGCAATTTCATTCATTATCATGCAATGATGTTGTTCATTGCCCGACAGGAACACTTATTCACGTGGATGATGATGGAAACGTGAATAAAGAAACAGAAAAAGATATTTTAAACAGTGCAAGCTGCGAAATATATAAGCACTGGAAAGAAAAAAGGTACAGTAAATAACTGTACCAATTCCTAAAAAATATTATTTCAATCCAACGCCACACCGTAGACTGTGGCGACTGTGTAGCACGTCATGGATGCTACACCATAGCAAAGCTATGTATATATAGTATTATAATTGGTTTGATTAGTCAATAAAAATTTAAAATTAGAAGGAGAAGAAAACATGAAAAAGAAATATTATGTATTTGAGGAGAACTACGATGTAACAGTCTTTGAAAACAAAGAAGAAGCGGTTAGACATTACGAAATTTGTCTAAACCACTTGACAAAAGAAGAGAAGAAAAGGCTTGAATATTTCAGACTTTATGAAATAGAGACAGAAACGAACCTGGATGATTACGAGGGCGATTTAATTGATTTGATAACAGAAATGATATTCAAAATTAAATAGGAACGGAAGAATAAGAGAGAGGATGGGTAAAAGTGATAGAACTATACGGAAACTATTACAAGTTATTCAAAGGGCATGGAACAACGCCCCAGAAAATAACAGTAGTTGCGATAGATGGCTATGATGTCACATATATCATGGGGCATTATAGCAAAGATGAGCTTTTGAGCCGTGGCGATACGGTGGATGAAGCAATAAGAAACATGTGCCTTGTTAAAAACAAGTGCAATGTAAGCAAAATCCTTACGCAAGCCACAAAAAAGCAAATTGAAGCTTTGCACAAGGATGAGAAGAGAATAAAAAGGATTATCGAAATAATGGATAAAGAAAAACAGGAGGGATTAAAGTGAATAAAGTAGTAGAAAAAGCAATGGAAATTATTGAAAACAGCGAGTGGGATACGGATATTCCAGAGCTGGAAGTTGGAGACATCGTAGAAATCAACGATGTATGGGACGGAGAACACTCCATTGACGGACTTAATGAATTTAACTACAAAGTCGGAGAAGAACATAGCTACTCATATCAATTGGATATGGAAACAGGAATAAATTACCTGTTCGAAATTATAGAGCATGGCGAATATATAGAGCCAGAATACGATAAAAACGGATATGAAACAAATTATGAGGAAGCAGAATTGGCTCTCAGAAATGCAAAAATTAAGATTACAGATATATATCTAATATAAAAATAAAAGGCTACTGCAATGGTAGCCTTTTTGTGATTAAGGAGAGGTAAAATGATACAGCAAGCAATAGACATGATCGGGTCAGATAAACTGGAAGAATTGGCTTTAACATGGCATAAGCCAATAGTAGGTAATTATGTAATAGTCAATCCAGATAAAACCTATATTGTAATAAACGAGCGCAGAATGAAATTTAACAGAAAGTATCGTAGCATGGACTACTACAGCGGTTTAGTGTCCATGAATAAACCAGTAGCAAGCAAACTAATTACAAGTAATAATATTTATACATTTTTTTGTAAAAACACGCAAAAATTAACTATGGAAGACATTTATAATTATTACGATGCATTGGGACTACCAGAGGATAAAGAGTGGCACAGGGATTTTGTAATAAAGCACATAAAAGCATTCGGGCTAGAACATAAAGGACTTGTAAAGATATTCTTTCCGGGTACATTAGAGGAATACAGAACAGCAGGTCTTGCTAATTGGTACGATAAGAGCATAAGCAAAACCAAATACAGCAAAAGATTTGATGTTGGAGTGCCGATTGGGTACAGCATAAACCCTAAAAAGCCTTATATGACAAGCCAACGTAATATATATCTGGTTAGTCGAGAACAGGGCGTGCAAATTAAAATCTTTTACGACATCCTAAAGGGCATGTATAGACATGGATATAATATGCTGTATCTTTGGGACAACAACGTATTACCTGTTAAAAATGGAGATATGCCAGATGTAACGATCATAGGCGGTATAATGTTTGCATTTAAGTTGGACGATAAAGGACAAGTACAGATTATAGACATGGACACGATTCCAAGATACTCCCCACATATTTAACAGATTTACAAGAGCATCCGACAGGGTGCTTTTTGTTTGCATTATACAATAACATGCGATATAATAGTTATATATAACATGCATATATAGTATGCAATATATCTTGTTATATCGCAAGAAAGAGAGGAAAACATGAAAGATTACCAGAAAAGAGCAAACGACAACTACAGGTCAAAATTTGATATAGTGCAAATTAGGTTAGTAAAAGGCACTAAAGAGCAAATAATTAATAATACAGGTAAATCTATAAGCCAGTATATACAAGATTTAATAGATAAAGATTTACATAATAATTTTGATTTACCAAATACATCAGAATACCTCTCAAACGTCACAGAATCGTCTAGGACAAATGAAAATGAATTTGACGATAAAATTATCGACAACGATATTAAAATTAATTCTAGGGCATTTAAGAAGCATGTGCCGACAGAAGAGGAGGAAACAGACAACCGTATGCGATTACTGAAGCTACAGGAAGAGATAAACGCAAGGAAGACATGTATTATTAAGCATGTAGAGCAAGAGCCAACACTAACCGACATAAAACTACCAGACAAACCACCGTTTTAGACATTAAAATATTTCCAAATTTTACCCGTTGTTTCCATTTTGTATACATTTTGTATACGTAGGTTAGTATAGGTTAGGTAAGGTTAGTATAGGTTATATATCGCGTATACGCGCGAGACAACAAAAAATTTCCTGTTAAGTGCAAAACAGTTTTAAATTTTGGATTTAAAGACAGATTTTTATTATCGGTTTAAATTTCCATTTGCGGATATATTAACCGTTTACCTACTGGATAATTTTTTTAAAAAACCTATTGCATTTTTATAAAATGTGTTTTATTATGTATATAAGCTCATACGAGAGCTATACACGATTAAGATTTATAGGGCGGTTTACATAACCGTTTATTCTAAGGAATTGCCGAGAGCAAGGCGCAAAAGCATATAGCATTTAAACAGTGCTAGTGTTTTTAGTTTTGTTTCTCGGCTTTTTTATTTTTCTAGGAGGTGATCAGGAGCATGGAGAAGGTAACAGAACAAGACGGAATGGAAGTATATGAAAATGATATAGCTATGGCTCTATCTATGTTCTGCGAGTCGCACAGCATAGAGAATTTAAAGAAAGAATCCCAGAGCGTCTGGAATGCTGCGTTAAGATATATCCGTAAGATCGTCTTCCCAGTTAAGGATATACTTAAAGCTAAGACTAATATTAATATATCTAATAATATTATATCTAGTAATTTTAACCGATATGATTATGAGTTAGTTAATAATATATGCGATATATATATAGACTTATGCTTTCTATACGATAAAGAGGTATCTATCATAGGATTTAGTAATATTACAGGAATAGATACAGAAAACATTAATAACTGGGGGAATAATAACGGAAAACTGAGTCAAGCGGGATTTACCGTATACAAAAAACTATATGAGTATCGTGAGGAATCTTTAAGTGATAAGCTTGCCACAGGGAACAAGAACCCAGTAGGCATACTGGCGATCCTTAACAGACATTACCAGTGGAATCTACCTGGCGTGAGCCGAGAGAAAGCTAATAATACAGCACTACCAATGTCAGAGTTGCTACAGTTAGGTGCAAATAATGGCAGTTTCCAACAGTTAGAAGACAATAATAGTATTGTTGACAGTAATACAAATAGCTAGAAATGCAGTATTTACAAGGGTTTCAAGGCTTTTCACAATGGTATTAAAGAGTACGGAAAATTAATATTTTGCGAATAGTTAACGCATGTTCGATTAACGACATGGAGCTGACACACAGGGGAGGGGGTCGGAAGAACGGACGAGACAGCCCCTACTAAGTCTCTCAAGCCACCCGATAAACAAAAAGCCCTTATCCAACACGCAGATATTAATTATCCAGACACACTATTTCTAAAAATTTTTCAAAAATAAAAAAAGGAGTCAATATGGTCACAGGAATTATTCTTATATGGATTTTGATTAAGTTACAGGCACCAACATGGTTATTCTGGTTGGCAGGCGTGAGAATGACATGGTCAGTTTTTGAAATACTTATGTTCGTTTACAAAACAGGTAAGGAGTCATAGTCATGTTAATCTTTGGCAAGCAAATCACAGACGAGTGTTCCAGATGCGGTCAAGTCTTAGAATGCGAATTGTTCCGGCAGGGGCACGGCATCAGATGTGACCGACAGAACATATCAAAGATGCTGGAATGCCAGTTTGAACACAGGGAGAAGAGAGAAAATGAGAATAATTAGTCAGAATAGAGATTTATCAATAGACTTTGATAGAACACCTATATGCGTAAATTACAATCATGTACTGGCACTTGTAGGAGATAAAGAACGTGTCATAGGGCAATATGAAACGCCAGAACGTGCAAGGGAAGTATTTGACGAGATTAACGATTTTTATAATCCTATTGATATTCGATCTCTTGATGCAATAGGACTTATGCAAACTATGAGCGCCACAAAAAGAGAGTTACAGGTCTTAAACAGAAATATATACGAAATTCCAAAGGAGTAATTATGGACAATGTAAACCATCCAAGCTATTACAACTTATCAGGCAACGAAAACGGGCAGAGTAGGTTCGACTCCTACCGTTGCTATTAGTCCTGTTTTTAGTATTTTGGACAGGACGCACACAACATTTACCTTTTCTTCCGAGATAGGTATGTAATCTCCTCTACACCAGTTAGGACTACTGTTAAGGGCGGTGAGAGACCGTCCGACTGGTATCGGTCGAGTGAAATCCCACAACACTTGACCGCTTGGTGAAACCCCGAACCATAGCTTACGCAGATATGACCGTTACAGTCGGATTCCCCTTTACTTAGTGGCAATAGCTTAAAAGGCAGAGCAGGGCAGAGGTTTCCTATGCGGTGGTTCGATTCCACCTTGCCACTATCGGTAATTCAAGTAATTGCCGTATCTGCTAAGAGATATCAATAGTTTGCTTTGAGGTATCTTAAAAAACTACACTTGCGGAGATAAGCGACACTGTGACAGCAATAGCCAGTGGGTAGCAAGTGGCACTTTGGAAGTTTGTGCTGGTGCATCAGCGTAGCAGTTTATGAGAAGTGCAGAGAATTGTTAATATCATTTCAGTTCGTCTTGTGTACAATTTTATGATCATGTAATGTTATTGCTGATTCTTTGTAAACCGTGAAAATGCGCAGTTTTGCGGCAAATGAATCCCCTAGAGTGGTTTTGATGAACCTCTGACTAACAAAAACTTGCACTTAGTTAGGTGTGGAGCAAGTAAAAAACTGGAACCTAACGCAGCAGAATGTAGCGCAGTCGGTTAGAGCACCTGTCTTATATACAGGCGGTCGCAGGTTCGATTCCTGCCATTCTGATTTTTGCAAGTACCGTAGGTGAACTGCACAGATAGGAGAGAGTGATATGTGCGAATTTTGTTGCAAAATAGGAAAATTGGAAAAAATCAAGCAAGGAGCTTTTAAAGGCGGATATTATCCAGAAAAAAATGAAACACAAATTGTTGAATTTGAAAGTGCATTTCATTTATTCTTCGGATGCAGCGACCCCTTTATGTCTGGAATCGGAATCGAAGACATAAAATTTTGCCCTATCTGTGGTAGAAAGCTGGTGAAATGATGAAACCATTAGAAGAAATATTTTTTAGAGCTTGCGTGAATGAACAGAAAAGAAAATTGCGTTTGAGTGACCGTGAATTGAGCATAAGAACTATTGGAAATATTTTTGAAAGGCTTGGATTTTCATATAAGCAGTTAATGTATTATGTCAAAAAGTGGTCTGACAGGGGATTTTATGATTATGGAGTGACACTTGACTTGGGATGGTTTGAATTTGGCAAACTGACAGGAGAATATAAACAGATTTATGATTCTATGACAAGTACGGACGGATGGAAAGATGGGGAGCTAGCAAATTATATTGTTAGAAATTCTTTTAATCGAGAGCGGATAACTAATTTTCATTGAGAGAACATCTTGGAATCGGACAGGACAAAGAATTTTTTAATCCGCACAGAAAGGTGGAGAAATGAAAGACAACATTTTGATTATTACAGATACTTGCAGTCGAGAATTACTGGCAATGAAAGAGTTAGAAGCTCGAATAACAGACTCGAATATTCCAGGTTGCGTGTTCTTTGATTTTAGAAAGAATATCATAGATACCAAACATATAGAAATTCGTTTCCATGCCATTGATTCTGCTAAAATGGTTCAAAGAGACAGATTCACAGTCGGATATTCCATGTTTATGTTAGAGAATCCTGTATCTACAATGATTCTTGCAAACATAAAGCGGTGGAAAAAGATTGAGGAGATAGTACGCCATATGCCACGATCAGCAGAGGATATACCGTTTAAGGAGATTACGAAGTTTATCGAAGAATATAAGAAAGAGGATTGAGAGGATGAAACATCAAAAAGAATGGTGTACTTGCGATAGGTGCGGTGCTGAAATTAAAAAAAGAATATTGTGCGGAAATTCTGTTACAAGGAACGGTATTTTAAATGTCACATACGACTTGTGCTATAAATGTATGGAAGATTTCGAGGAGTTTATGAGAAATGAAAAGAATACTTAAAATTTTAGCAGAGACATTAATTGAATATGCCAGAATAATTGCTATTTGCTTTGTGGCTTGCACAATAGGAGCAATTTTTTATGTTTTTTTAGGCAAAATAGCATATGCGTGCTATTGGATAGCGGTTATTTTGATTGTGATTATCAGAGATATAACGATAAAGTCAAAAATGCAGGAAAGCACAAAGATTAAATTATTACTTTTACAGTATGAGGACGGAAGCACAAGTTTGTGTGTCGGGGATAGGCAAATTAGGCATATGACAAATATTGACATGCATATTGATAAGCTTCAGACAAAACTGGAAGTAGACCAAGTAACAAAAACTGGGAAAGTAACACATGTTGTTTTAATGGACGGTGGAAAGAATGAAGATAATTAGAGAGGGCAATCTAGAACTTGCTAAGAAAACTATTCGCTTTGAGTGTAAGGAATGCAAGACCATATTTGAAGCGGATAAGGGAGAATATGAATATTGCGGATGCCAGATTGAAGGTGACGAATGGAAAGCTGAATGTCCATTGTGCCACAAAACAGTATATTGCAGCTAAAACGATATTACCGGCTAACAAATGGAGTTGGTCGCTAACCTAGAAAAATTATAGGCAGAGGTCAAGGCACTTCTGCTATGCGGAGGTGTCCTTTTTTGGCAAGTAAGGATTTAATAAACCAGTTAAAAGGTAATGACAATTACATAGAGCGAAAAGGAATCCATAACATTGTTAAAAATGGGGAATCCGAAGAAGTAATAAATGCCTATGTCAATTCTATACAGTGGGGTATGTATAATGACAAAGACATACCATTCTCACTGGAAATTTCCAAAAAAACAAAGAAATTAATAGACAGCATAGTTGTGGAAAGCACAGGCGGCGGTCATATTGACGATTTAGAGATATACTGCGGAGATAATAACGCCGAATTTTTAGTCTTAAATAACTACTATGAGGTATTAAGACTGGAATCCGCATATCTGGTAGACAGCTTTTTCCGATATATTGAGATTGACGAAAAAGACCCATACAAGAGATTTTATTTTCCGAGAAAGAAAGTATTACAGCCAGTTGTAGGTGCTTACCAAGAAATATATGACGGTAAACTTGATTTTCTGTCTGTATCACAGCCTAAACGTACTGGAAAAACTACAGGCGGATTGAGACTTGCTATGATGATGGGTGGGCGTGACCCGGATGGCAGTATATTTGGTGTTGGTAAAGGAGAAGGACTTGTTAAAAGATTCTATGGTGGATTGCTACAGGGATTCGAGACAGAAAGTACTTATCAACGATTTTTAAGCGTATTTCCAGAAGCGACAAAGATAGGAGAAAATTACAAGAGTGCTGAAAATCTTTCAATTGACCTTAAAAAGAAAAATATATTCCCGACATTCACTTGTAGACCTATAGACGGTGCCATTGTAGGATGTACAGAAGCCAATGTTCTTGTATACATTGATGACTGCGTAAAAAACCACGAAGAAGCAAGGAATCGTGACCGCCTGGAGTTCCTTTGTGAAAAGGTTACGGATGATGTACTTGGACGTAGATTAGAGGGTACGCCTATTATTATACAGGGAACTAAATACAGTCTGTATGACCCGATTACAGCATTGCAGAATAAAGCTGATGAACTGGAATGGCGGTGGCGTGAAGTAGCCGTTCCTGCATTAGACCCTGTTACGGATGAGAGCAATTGGGAGATTCCAAGAAAAGATAAGCGAGGAATAAGAAAAATATTCACGACAGAATATTACCGTAAAGAGCGTAAACTTGTTTCAGAGGAAACATGGGAATCAGAGTTTCAACAATCCCCATTTGAAGCAAAAGGGCGTATGTTTGCAGAGAATGAGCTTAATTACTTTGAAGAATTACCAATTGACAGAGAACCAGATGCGATCATGGCGGCTTGCGATAGCGCAGATAAGGGAGAAGACAGTTGCTCAATGCCTATTGGTTATGTACACGGAAATGAGGTTTATATCGTAGATGTAGTGTTTGACAACGCCGGAACACAGTTTACCAAGCCGGAATGCGCAAATATGCTTATTAAGCACAACGTAAAGACGGTGACCTTTGAAAGCAACAGCGCAGGAGAATACTTTGGTCGTGATGTAATGGAGATTGTAAATAAGCAGGGTGGCAGATGCAGCGCAAGATATAAATTCAACTGTGCTAACAAGATAACCAGAATGGAAAACGCTAGAGATAATATCATACGTGATTATTATTTCAGAGATTTTAAGAAAATGGACAGGAAAAGTCAGTATTACAAATTCATGAAAGAACTTACCACTATGACACGTAGCGGAAAAGTAAAACATGATGATGCACCAGACTCTTTAGCATTATTTGAAAATGAAATGCGTACAGGAGTATCAGCAAAAGCCGAAGCAGTCCACAACCCATTTAGGAGGTATTGAGTATGCAGACAAGAGAGTATCTGAATCAAATAAGCAGACTTAACAGGATGATTAATAATAAGTTGGTGGAAATACAGCAATTAAGGGAAATGGCGTGCAATGTTACTGCTATACAAAATGATGAACGTGTAAAAACTTCCCCTGACCCAGACAGAATGGGAGTTACATTTTCTAAAATAGATGAAATGGAAAAAGAACTGGATAGAATGATAGACGGTTACGTTGAAAAGAAAAATGTAATCATAAGTCAAATTGACAGCATGGATGATGAAAATGTATATAATATTCTGTTTGCCAGATATATTGAGAAAAAGACTTTTGAAGTAATCGCAACGGAAATGAACTATTCTTTTCGCAATATTACAAGGCTTCATGGCAGGGCATTAAAGGAATTTGAAAAAAAATATGGTGAACAGTATATTGGATTATGATGTTGTCCTAGAATGTCCTATATGCAGCGTGGTATTATTAAAATGGTTAAAGACCAAATCAATAAGTTTTCACACCTCTCTCAAAAGGCATCGTTTTCATAACGGTGCTTTTTTAATGCATAAAAGGGGGATTTATTTTGACAGAATCAAAAACAATATACTGCCCTATATGTCATAGAACGGTAGGTAGGCATGATATGCGGTCACAGACAAATACAATCTGTAAGTGCCGCAAATGTGAAAAGAGAATCATATACCACTATGATACAGGGGAAACAGAAGCAAAGAGATTACCACAAAGAGCCACTTCTAGCGGCGTTTGTTTTGTATAAGGAGCATTTATGAACAACAGGACTTTTCAAGAATTGGTCAAGGGATGTTATGGTCGAAAAATTGCATATACAGATGTTGAGACTATCACACAAGACAACATTGTAAAAGTCATTGGTCAGTGCATAGGAGTTTTTTACTTCAACAAAATGGCTATTGAGTACCTTTGGAATTATTACAAAGGCGACCAGCCTATCAGATACCGTGTGAAGATATCCAACGAGGATATTATCAATAAAATTTGCGAGAACCACTCTTACGAATGGGTGCAATTCAAGGTCGCCCAGACATATGGCGAGCCTGTCCAGTATATCAGTCGCAAGGATGATGATGAAACCAACAATGCAGTTGATGAGTTGAATGATTATCTTGTGGATGCTAATAAGCAGGAAAAAGATATAGAAGCTGGAGAATGGCAGTCGGCAACTGGAACATCATTTAAAGCGGTGCAGTTTGCTAATGGAGATATACCGTTCAGAATTGTAGCACCCAGCCCTATGAATACTTTTATTATTTACAACCGCTCAACGAGAGAGCCGATTCTTGCAGTGCAGGAATTAAAAGACATTGAGGGGAACTGGTATAAACAATGCTACACAGATTCCCATGAATGCAAGATTGTAAATAGCAGTGTGCAAGACTGGAAAGTACACGCTTTTGGAAGTATTCCTATAGTGGAATACCCAAATAACCCATCCAGATTATCAGATATCGAATTGGTAATAGATATAATGGACGCTGTGAACAATATGCAGTCTAACAGAATGGACGGCATAGAGCAATTTGTGCAGGCGTGGATAAAATTCGTAAATTGTGAGATTGACGAAGAAGAATTTAAAAAAATGAAAATAAACCACGCTCTTGTAGTAAAATCCATTAACAAGGATAACAAGAGTGATGTTGATGTTATGACGCAGGAATTGAACCAGACACAATGTCAAGTTGCTAAAGAAGATTTGATTGATAATGCCTTATCTATTCTGGCAATTCCAAATAAGCAGAGTAATACAGGCGGCGATACACAAGGGGCGGTGCAACTAAGAAACGGATGGGATTTTTCAAAATCCAGAGCGAAGCTAAAAGACCCAATTGTAAAAACAGCAGAAAAACGCCTTGCAAAGCTGGTTTTAAATGCTATCCGCATAAAAGACCATGATTTGGGTCTTTCTATGAGGGATTTTGAAGTGCAAATCAACCATAGCCCACAAGACAATATGTATACCAAGGCGCAGACACTGTATCAGTTATTACAGGCAGGCATACACCCACTTGTTGCTGTAAAAACAGTTGGACTTTGGGGAGATGCAGAAAAAACTTATTTAGTTTCTAAACCGTACTTTGATGTATTATGGAAAACCATTGATAATGTCGAAGCAGAAGAAAAGAAAGCACAGGAAGTTATGGAAAAAATAAACAATCAGCAGAATAAGGCAACTACCGGGGAATAATCGGTAGTTGTTTTTATTTTATAAAATTGCACCTATGCGGTAAATAGGAGAAATCACAGGTTGAGCAACCAACGTAAAAAAGCGTAGTGAATCGGAGGTAATTTATGACAAGAGAACAGGCAAAACAGAATCTTATTGCTATCGGAGTGGCAGAGCCTACGGATGAACAGGTAAGCAATTATCTGAATCAGGTCAATGGCGAAACCAAAAAGGAGAAAGATAAGGCAGACCAGTATAAGGCAAAGGCTGATAATGCGGATGAATTGCAGAGAAAGCTGGATGAATTGGAAGCTGGAAATCTGACAGAGCTTGAAAAGGCAAATAAGGCATTAGACACAGCTAATCAGCAGATCGCAGAATTGCAGAAAAAAAATGCTATTAGAGATTTGCGTGAAAAGGCTATGACCGATTTCAAAGTAACCGCAGAACAGGCAAAAACAATTGTAAAAGAAGATGGCAGCTTTGATACAGCCGAACTTGGAAAGATTATGTCCGAAAAAGAGACCGCAGCGGCACAGGCAAAGGAACAGGAGATTGCAAACAATTCTACTAATCCAGGCGGTGGCATGGCTGGCAAAGAAAATGAAAATAAGACTACTGCTGAAAAACTTGTTGAAAAGTTATACGGCGGTCAGAAACAGAACAATGATATTTTATCACACTATGTAGGAGGTAACTAAGATGATGCAGTTTGAGCAGACAACATACGCTGGCGATGTTGAAATCTTAAAAAGAAAGCCGTTTGAAGGAATCCCTATGACACTTGATTTTACAAGCGTTGATACAAAACTGGCAAACGGTAAAAAGGTTGTAAAAGCAGGAACCCCTATCGGTTCTACAGGAGTAGCAGATAACACGGCTACAGTAGTGGGAATCTTATTACATGACGTTACAGAAGATAGACCACAGGGAACGTTGCTTAAAAAGGCATATATTGACAAAACAATTGCGCAGACACATTCAGGCGTTGAAATTGCGGCAGTTGCAAAAACGGCATTGCCAATGATTGTTTTTGAATAATTAACAGGAGGTAAAAATAATGCTAGTAAATGAAGTAGTAAATACAAAGGCTATTGCACTTGCGGCTACAGAAAACACAAGTAATACAATTCCTTATCTTGGTTTACAGTGGTTTCCAGAGAAGAAAAAGTCAGGTCTTGATTTAAAGTGGATTAAGACACACAAGGGACTTCCTGTATCACTGAAACCGTCTAATTTTGATGCGCTGCCAACAATCAGAGCAAGGGGCGGATTAAAGACAGAAAAAACACAGATGGCATTTTTCCGCGAACAGATGATTGTCACAGAAGAGGATGCACAGGAAATTGATAGAATCAAAGATGAAAATGATCCTTATTTGCAGGGTGTATTGCAGAGTATTTATGATGACACTAATACTCTTGTGAGCGGAGCGGAAGTCGTGCCAGAAAGAATGAGAATGTCTCTTCTCTCAACAACAAATGGACATCCTACAATCGGTATTGAATCTGACGGTGTTAAGTATGAGTATGATTATGACCCTAACGGAGAATACACAAAGAAGCATTACTTAAAATTGCAGGACACGGCTATGTGGAGCGATACTACAAATTCCAAGCCACTCACTGACCTTAATAATGCAAGAAAAGCACTTGCAAAATTAGGAAAGATTGCTTCCTATGCGCTTATGAACTCTAACACATTTAATTATCTGTTAGAAAATGCACAGGTCAAAAATGCTATTCTTGCGCAGAACTTAACGGCAAACATTGAGCTTACAGATGATAATGTTGTCTCTATCACAAAATCAAGAACAAAACTTACTATTGTTCTTTACGACAAGATGTACATTGACGATGAGGGAAACGAACAGTATTTCTACCCTGACAATAAGGTTACGTTACTACCAAGTGGTTCTCTTGGCAATACTTGGTTTGGAACTACTCCAGAAGAAAGAACAGCTTCACAGGTTGCTGATGTAGATGTTTCTATGTATGGTATGGGAATTGCAGTTGCTAAGAAAGTTGAATACGGTCCTCCTGCAATCACATCTGTTACAGCTTCAGAAATCGTACTTCCTTCTTATGAGAATATGGATTCAACATTTGTAATCGAAGTACATTCTGCTTAGTAGGAGGTATCGTGGATGAAGTATCCGTATATCGTAAATAAAAACGGTGTTTGGTATCCAGCAGGAACAGAAGTGCCAGACGGAAATGCTGATAAGGAAGTTAAAACAGAAAATCAGCCATATACAAAGACAGACATTAATCGCATGAGCACTGCAGACTTACAGAAGTTAGCAGGAGAAAAAGGAATTGAGAATGCTGATTCCTTTAGCGGTGCAGATTTAAAGAAAATGCTTATTGATTTAATGCAGTTATAAGGAGGTATTAAGTAATTAAATATATTATCAAACGTGGATAAACATATCCAAAGATACTCAAAATCCAGAGTATTAGTTGGTAACTTAAAACCACTGAAATCTTAGGAAATATAAGCCAGTACAAGTTGAAAAAGTCTTGTTAACTATAGGGTAGAACCTTGATGGTAAAGATTGAGTAACGGTGTGAGTCTACGAAAACCAAGTAGCAAAAAAA